CACGGTTTCGGTCATGTGAAATCCTTCGATAGAAATGTGAGAGAGGAGCTTTCACCCCTCTCTCACGAGATCATTAGCCGGCGAACGGTGCCGGGTAAGCGTTCCAGGCCACAGCCGGGGTCGTCGCGCCGCCCGCCAGGGTCATGTAGACCTGGAGGTAGAGCGGGCCGGTCGAGGCGAGGGTGGCTTGCGCGGCGAGGATGGCTTCGCGATCGACAACCAGAACCGCAACGCCGGCAGCGGTCAAGACAGTCGAAGTTGCGACAGTTACGGCGGTGCTGAAGGCGGTGCTGACGTCGACCTGGACAGAGAACGTGACGGTCGGGCTGCCCGACGCCGCGCCAATGCTTTCGGCCTGCGCGCGAATGGCAAATTCGTATTGGTTGGCGTTGTCGCCGGCATTCCAATACGCAACCAGTTCGTCGAGGGTCAGCGGGTTGGTGCTGCCACCAGAAGCGGCAACAGTTGCAAGGCCCGAGGCGCGGAACACGGTCAGCGCATCGAGGGAAAAGCGATTGGCGGTCGTCTTAACGGACATAGAAAGGTCCTCCTAGTGATGGTGATGGGGACGGAAAGAGCGAGGTTTCCCTCGCTCTTTTTCTGTCCGTATTAGGCGGTGGCGGCAGCGTTGGTGATGCCCCACACGCGGCTGGCGGCGCGACCGTGCATGACGGCGATACCAACAAGCCACTCGATGCGGGTGCGATACACCGGCTTGGTCTGGAGTTCGCCGAGGTCGGCAACTTCCATCACGCCGTTCTGGATGCCCGTCAGCGTGCCCGAACCGACGCTCATCACGTAGATCGAGGTGCTGGTGGAACCAGCGGCGGGGCCGGCTTCGTTGAAGTCGATGATCTTGGTCCCGGTGTCGTCGTAGTCGGCGATCAGGATCGGCAGATCATTGTAGAGGGTCACGCGCTTGCCGAAGTCATCAACGGTGTATTCGATGAAGCCACCGACCTGATAGTTACGCGCGGCGACGGTCAACTTACGGCGCATTTCCTTGCTCATCAGAAGATGAGTGGGATTGTCGACGTGATCGATCGCGGCATCGAGTGCTTCCAGGGACAGCGGGCTGTTCGAGGAGGCGGCGGTGCTCAGCGCCGGCAGAAGCTGATAGCCGGCAATGCGGATGCGCAGGCCATCGAATTCACGCGGCTGCGTGGTCGAGTTGCCGTTGATCATCTTGCCGGTCAGGTAGAGGCTGAGGGCCTTCACCTTCATCGCTTCCTGGACGGAACGCTGTTCCATGCCACGGGTCTTCAGGATCGCCTTGTCGACGTCCAGATCGCCGCCGGCAATCTTCAGGACTTCGACCTGCGGGTTCACGATGCCCGTGCTTTCGCTGTAGGCTTCGTTGAAGCCACGGAACGCAATGCCCGGGAGCTTGCCTTCCTGGTTGTAGGTGAGCGCGCCGCCCGGGACGTCTTCGAACGGCATCACGCGCAGAACGTCGGAATTCGCAGCAAACATCTCGATGATCGCGGCGCGCTTGACGTCGCCATCATTGAGCTTGGAAGCTTCCATCAGGGTCAAAGCCATGGGGTGTATCTCCTCTAATCACGGGGCTGGTTGGATCAATCAAGAGGCATCGACGACACAGCCCGTTACGCCGCGTCAGCCTCTCTTACGTTCTTGCCCGCGATACTCTCACCCCAGCGTCACCTCACTTTTTGAGGCTGTTCGCCAAAGCCAGCTTCTTTTCCGGGGAGAGCTTGCGGAAATCCGCTTCGTTCATCCCGCCGAAGCGAGCATCGCCAGCAGTCCCTCCACCAGTGGCCCCGCCACCATTGGAATTCTTGAAGAAGTAGGGGGCGGTCTCGCGCAGCTTGCCCGTCACCCACTCGATCGGTGTCATCGGGCTTGCGCCGTCAGCACCGTAAATGATCGCGTCGCCGTCTTTGGCAACGAGTTTGCCGTCGTCAGAAACCTGGAAGACCTGATAGGCGCGTCCCAGGATGTCCGGCAGAGCGCTCGGAAGCGCGCCGCTCACGTCGGCAATAACCGCCTGGGTCACTGCCTGATCGACAACCGTGCGGCGATACCGCTGGTCGTAGGTCTGGGCGAGACGTTCGGCGTTGGTCTTCGCGACTGCGGCGTCAGAAAGCTGACGTTCGAAGCCGGTCTTCATCGAGGCAACACGGTTGGCGATTTCCGCCTCGATCGCGTCGCTGCCTTTCAGCTTGCCGTCCTTCACCTGCGTTGCGATGCCGCTGATTTCCGTATAGTTGGTCAGGAACGCATCAACGTCCTCGCCGACCACCGGAGCCAACTTCGAAACGATGCCGTTCAGACGATCTCGTTCGCGGCTGATGGCAATGTTGTTGTCCCGGAATTCGGTCAGCTTCACAGCCGGCACAGCATCCACGACGAACTTGCCATTCTCCTCCGTTGCAAACTCCTTCAAGCCAGCCGGAATTGCTTCAGCGGTATCAAACGAAATCTTCGGCATATTTTGGGGACCCCCCGATTGGTGATGAACGACTTCGCCCCTGGCGAATGTCTG